TTTATGCCTTCGGCTAATTCCTTACAGGCGGTTACTGTTTCTTTTACATAGCCACTCGGCATCGTCTTTAATTGTGTTTCTAATGTGTAAATAAGTGTTTCAATTGCAGTCATACTAAATGTTTTGAAGGATTGCGGTAATAATAAATGCCGTTAATACGATAATAAATGCGTACATAGGTTTAATGCTTTCTTGAGCGTAACGCTCGTTTGCTTTTTCTTGTTGATTTTTTAGTCTGTTCATATTGGTTGTTTTGGTTAATTATTTAATGAGTTTGTAACTCTTAATCCGTGCATTGTTCCTTTATTAGTTTTACCTGTATTCATAGAATATGTATGATTAAACAAAACATATTCATTAATAATTTGAAACCAATGGTAGCAATTATTATTTTTATTTATTCCTACTATATCATTACCATATTTGTCCTTACTAAATTCTACTTTAAAATTCTTTGCAGTTGCGTTGTTGATTAATTGTTGCGTTGTCATAATTGGTTGTTTTTGTTTTGATAAATCAAAGATAGGGTAAAACCTTATAACTTTATCAAACAAGCCAATTATTTTAAATAAATGTGATGAACGGCAAATAACAAGGATAAATGGTATATAAGTCAAAAAGTCAAGTAATTGACTTACTTTTTATCTATATGTGTCAAGTTATAAGTTTACTTTTTTATATAAATATGTAACAATACTACCTTTTATGATTAAAAAAACCCTCACTATGGAAATAGCGAGGGTTAAACCTAAGTTCTCCAATATGAACTGCAAAGATATATAAAAAACCCCAGCTTTTTAGGACTGGGGAACTATGAACCAACAACTATTTAGAACCATCTTGTAATGGTGTATCGTTAGAATTGTCAACCATTCGGTATCCTTGTTGCCAAAGAACCTTACATAAAGTTACGCTTTTCTCAATAATCTCATCTTCATCATCCATTGGATTGAGTATATGTAAGCACTCGTGCAACAGGATTTCAAGTTGTTTCTTGCCTTTTAGTCGTGAGTCAATATATACAACACCATCGCTTTCAGCAATGCCGTGCGCTTGTTCCCTTCCTAATTTTCGATATATAACTTTAATCTTCATCTTTCAATAAAGCCAAATCTGGTCTGTCAATTTCTTTAAATATAAGTTTCTCGCCACCTCTTATCTTGCCTAAGGTTAACTTAATCTCTTGCTCTAAGTTGTGGATTTCAATTAGTTTAGCAACTAACCATTGCTCTTGTTGTAGTGATGTCAATTTTGCAAAGTTTTTAGGGTATCTCATATTAGAATATTTTGTTTTTATAGATTCTTTTGTTTTGAACTGAATAGTAACCTTCAACATCCTTTTCTAATATGGCAAACCCTTGTGAGTAATTATCAACGTGCTTACAATATTCTACGTTTGGATGCATCAAATGACCTGTGGTCCAGCAAGTAAATACTTCCTCATCAAATTGGTTCTTGGTTGTGTAAGATTGTACTTGATGAACGTGAGAAGCTATTGCCGACTGCTTAACTCTATCGTAAAGGGTTTTAGCTGGATTTACACCGCTACCTCTCCTAAATGTAGTATCTCCGTGAATGATAGGTAATTTGCCAAACTTAACGTGGTCTATATTCTTAATCGGAATAATGTTAAAAGTATTAAGCATTAGTATTTCCTCAATGTCAAACTTTCCATTCAATCCTAATAACTCTGGTGCTTTTGTTCGCATATACCTTTCGTATCTAAACTCGTGATTTGCATCTAAGTTGTAGTAAATTGGTATCAAAGAAAAAGTTGCTCTTATAAATCCAAGCATCTCAATTATCGCTTCGTATTCTTCATCAAACTTTCTAACTCTTGGGTCTTTCTGAAAGTCGCTTAATTGGTAGAAATCAACTAAATCACCATTGATAAATAATGAATCAATCTTTTGGTCAAGTAAATATTTAAAGCAAGAATCAATTGCATTTGGGTCGTGGAATGGCACTTGTAAGTCGCTTATAAAACCCATTTTTTTAATTCCTATTGGCAAACAATAAACAACCTTTTCTTCTACCCAAGTAGGCGGTTGCACAAAGTGTGAACCAGTACGCTTAAAATCTTCTATAAATTGTGTATTCTTTCCTCTTGTTGCTCTATCCTCTCCAACTTTACCTCTGTAATATCTAATCAAATATCTAACGTTTTCTTGATTGTCAAAGTGAGCAGATTGCTCCTTCATAATTAAAGAAGCTAAAGTGTTAGACGGCATCCATTGTGGATATTTAGCTAAATAGTCCAAAACAATTTGACCACTCATTGTGGTTTTGCTTCCGCCTTTTTTTGTTGTTGCCATAGGTTTATTTTAGGTTAGTGAATTTAGAATCAAATCCGCCTCTTCCTCTCTGCGTTTGACCAATCCATCCAAGCCGACATTTTCCCATAGCCTTTTGCTTCTTTCTATCTGGTCAGCTATGCCTTCGTAATCAGCTTTAGCCACAAGGTCAACTATGGCTCTCATTTCTTTTCTCCTATCGCCATCTAATTTATTGCCTCTATTATAAATCATAGAAACCAAAGCACCTCTTGTATCTTCGTTTAACGTATCTATCTCTGGATATATTGCCTTTGTTAATGCGTAATATTTAGGTAAAGATTTATTAACAAACACATCGTAGGCAAAATTATATGGAATCCTTACTTGTAGTATTTCGCCTCTCATCATCGTTTTAACCGCCTCACCTTTTATCCCTACCACTTTCCTTAAAGCATTAAGATAGTTTAAATTTAACCCTTCCCAATCAATAAAAAACTGCTTCTCGGTTACATAACCGCAATCGTAACCTAACCCAATAGTACATCCAGAATCACCACCAGCCCAAACTGGCTTTTGGTAACGCTTCTCGTAAACGGCTCTACCACCTACCTCGTGCTTGATAATCATTTCAATTGCCTTCTTGGAAATCATATTACTTGCTTTATAAAGTAAACTAAACTAATTACCCATAGAAGCAAAGCAACCTTAAATGCTAATTTTTCGTTTTCTCTCATTTGTTGGTAAATTTATCAATTGTTGTTAATCCAGCAAAAGCCATAGTCATATAGAATACTAAATCGCCTAAATGGTCGCTTTTAGATATAACAAACGTTGTAAACAAACACAAAGCACCAATGGTTGCAAGAACCCTTTTATGGCTCATTGAACCCATTTCATCGCTAAACATTGATATTATAAACTGCTTAAACTTCATTAGAATTTTTTATAGTAACCGAATGAATATCCGTTCATTGTTGCCGTTGCCGTATATAAGGTGTTTTTAGCCGTTTTAAGAGCAATTGAACCACCAATACCAATTTGTCCGTTTGAGTGCTTTAAATCGCCTATAAATCCCAAATAAAGCTGGTTTCTTTGCTTTTGCTCATTAGTAATCGTTTTATAAATCACTTTCTCTTTAATTTGAGCAGTAAATCCTCTACCAATGATTGAATTTCTGCTAATGGTATCTTGAATATATGCGTATCCTAAAGAGTCAATGCGCATAGTATCTGAATAAACCTTTACTTGGTTGTAATCCTTTACGATTGTAATTGTGTCCGTAACCTTGTCAATAATGTAAATTGTGTCTAAAACCACAAAAGGGATTGATTTCCCTTTAATAAACTTAGTAAAAGTTTTCTGTTGGTAAACTGTGTCCGACTTAATTATCGGCTCTACTTTAGTGTATCGAGCATCACTTGCGATAAAAAAGATTAGAACCGCCACTAATAGAACGATTACTACCTCTTTCATTACTTGAATCTTTTAGTCGCTTTGATGTAATATCTTGCAGCTAAAATACCAGAAATAATAGCAATCAAACTCGCTAATAAAGAAACTATGGGTTGCACATTCGCAACACTAATAAAGGCCGATGTTCCGCTAACAATAGTTAATAAGTCCGATTGATTGCTATTATGTACCATTACGCTTCAGTTGTTTCTTGTGGTGGATTTTGCTCAGCATTTAATTTACCCAAGAACTGCAATAATGGTAAACCATAAGCAGTTGGGATAGTGTTGATAAACGCTTCTAATTCCTTGATTTGTGTTTCGTTAATTGTTATCATAGTTTTTATTTTATATACAAATATAGTTAAATACTTTAAATTTCCTAAGGATTGACAAAAGGTAACGGAAGCACCACAATCGGTGGGTTGACTTGATTCTCTATTTGTCCGTCTAAATTAAGGTCTAAAGCCTCTACATCTAAAGAAGCATCCAACCAACCACAAACAATGTCATAAGTTAAATCCTCGTAAGGGATAAAGTTAGTAACATCATCCTTTGAGAATGATTGAGTACCATAGACATTCGCTTGATATTCTTTCTCGTTGATTGTTTCTTTTGCGAAGCGAGTCCAATGGCATACAAGTACGAAGTCATTATATACTCCGTCTGTTGGCATACAATCAAGTTGGTTTATTACCCAAAATTTACTCATCTTATTTATTTTTAATTAATTGTTCTTGGTTTTCTACCCATTCTTTCTGGATATTTGTATTTCCATATAAATCCATAGGCTTGTTTAAACTTACCTTGACAACATCTTATAATATTTGTTGAATGTTTACCAACTTCTTTTGTAGCATCAACAACCCCATCCCATTCTTTTATAAAGTTGCCTTCTAAATCGTATTGTAAAATAGGTAGTTTTTGATTATCTCCCATTTTCTTTTTTGCAGATTCCGACATTTTTTTACCAATGGCAGCTTTAGATAACTTCATTCTTAATTCAGAATTTGAACTCATATTTAGTACCCCATCTCCGCCATCTGTTAAATTAACTAAACTTCCGTTTTTTAAGTCAACTCTACCATATAAGACAATAAACTCTTTCTCTTTCTCTTTTGCTTGTTCTATTGTTAAATTATCTATTAATATTTCAACTTCATATTTAGTAGACTTAACAATATTAGTCCAATGTTTATTTCTACAAGACCTTTTATAGGCTCTTTTATAATCATCATCTACATTACTAATACCTATGTAAAATGGTTGATTTTTATCTAATCTAATATGTCTGTATAAATATGCCATTATTTGCTTTCCAAAGATACGATTCTTGCTTCTAAATCTTTGATAATTTGGGTTTGTTCTTGAATAGCTTTTACTAAGATTGGTACTATTTTAGAATAATCAACAGATTGTGGTTCAATTTCCCCATTTTTATTTATAGCATCTTTTTTTCCATATACTGCATAAGGTATAATATCTAATAATTCGTGTGCAATAACTCCATACATCCTTGACTTATCATATTTCCATTCGTAATCATAAGTTTTTATTTTAGAAACTAAATTTAATCCATTATAATCTTTAAAATCTTGTTTTAATCTATAATCTGAAGTAGTATTATATAATATTAAACCACTTCCATTTCCAGTAATAGAACCTTGCACTGTACCTGAATTATTATAAAAATAAATTGCAGCAAAACTACCTGCAGCTGTGGCTTTTATTCCAAATCCTCTATAAAAATTATTATCAAATGCCAATTGTAAAACAGAATTATTTGAATCAATACTTGACGAAGTATTAATATATACAAACCCACCCGATGTGATTCTAAACTTTTCACTTGGTGAAGATGCACCAGCAGCTTTAGTAGATATGTAAAAGTCAGCAGCAGAATTTACTCTTGTTTGATTAGCAGTAGTAGTTACAAATCCAATTTCTTGATAAAAGTTATCATTACTACCCTCAAAGGCAAAATTTACTTTTGATGTAATACCACTACCAGCAGACGTTCCAAGGCTTGATAAACCTCTACCTAATAATATTTGAATATCTGTATTGCCATTCGTAGGCTCAACTGCTAATAAACCTCCTACTACTTGTAGTTTAGCTGCACCTGATATTGATGTAGTTCCGATTCCTACATTTCCAGTAGATGAAATAAATAATCTCGTTGTAGGATTTCCAGCAACCTCAGCAGTCAATATTCTAAATTGTGATTCTGCTCCGCTATCAGCATTAGCTACTAAGTCCGTTGTTTTAGTATAAGGATAACCACTAACTGATTGATAAGATACTAATTCAACTTCTGCTGCTTTTGTATAAGTTCTTAAAGCAGTTAAACCACCTAAATATGCTTTATAATTTGTAGCACTTACACTACTTGAAAATGTAGCAGTTCCACTTACTTGTAATTTTGCACCATTATCTGATGTAGTATTTATTAATACATTACCACCAACACTCGGAGTTCCACCTCCCAATGTCATAATCATATTACCATTAGTGTAAAACATAATTGGTGAAGAACCTGTACTATAAACTAAAGTAGCATTTGGTGAACTACTTAAAAAAGTACCACTATTATTGTTTTTACCAAAATATGAAGTGCCATCAGCATTTGTTACTTGTAAAAAAGCAGCACTTGTAGTTGTAGAAGGTGTTATTGTAATTTGACCATTATCACCACTTGTAATTGATTTTGTTGAACTTAAAAATCCAGTAAGTGTACCACCAGTTAAAGGCAAATATGCACTTAAATTTGATGTCAAAGCAATCGTTCCTGATGTATCTGGTAATATATATGTTCTTGTTGTTGTTAAAGATGTAGAATCAAATTGAATAGCCTTAGATGTTCCAAATCCTATTCCAAAAACGTTTGTGCTAACTGCATATAAAGAAGTAAATCCTGTTGTAGCAGTTGTACCAGTTGCATATTGTTTAAATGCTAAATAATTTCCATCAACTCCATTATCTATTTTAATATTATTAGAAAATGTTTTTGCTCCACTAATTGTTTGAGCAGTTGCTAAAGTAACATAACCACTTAAATCACTTGTTAATGCTATTGTTCCTGTGGCATTAGGGAAATTATAATCATTACTTGCTAAAGGAAATTGTAAATTATTATTATAAACAGTTGCACCGCTTTTTGTTATAATGCTTACACCTGAACCATTACTTGATAAACCAACATATCCTGTTGGCGGTGTTGGATTAACTCCATTTTTTAATAACAATCCTGTATCAAAACTTTTTACTCCTGTAAATGTTTGGCTTCCTTCTAAAAGAGCTATAGTACCAGATAGGTTAGGGAATGTATATGTATTAAATACATTTCTTGTAAATTGTAAAGTTGCACCACCAGCATTATTATCAAATGTTAAACCTAAAATTCCTAAAACTCCTGATGAAACTGAACTTAAAGATGTGTATCCTAATGTTGGAGTAAATGATTGCCCATCCTTTAATTGAGTTCCAGCAGTTTTAATATCATAAATACCTAAATTAACCGCACTTGTTGCTCCTGTATAAGGAACATAAGTTGCAGCAGCCGTTGCGGTGCTTAATTTGTTATTAAAAGTACTCCAATCCGTTGAACTCAACTTACCAGTATTTGTAGCCGAAGCCACTGGTAGGTTAAAAGTATGCGTAGCAGTAACACTTGATATGTTAAAGTCCGTTCCACTTGTTCCTGTGCCTAAATATTGTACTTGTCTTGTTAAGTTATTTAACGTTGTCAATCCCTTAGAGAAAGTTGTAACTACTTGACACAAATGATTATTCTCTGTATGTAAAGTAACTGTTCTTGTATCTACGTTTACATAGATTCTAATCGCTAATCTATCAGTAATATTCAAAGCAGCAACTGCCACAGGAATAGCAAAGTAATACGCACTTAAAGTAGTGCCATTAGTTAAATACTCTGGTATTGCTTGATTTGAACCTAATAATGTAAAAGTTGTTCCGTCATATTTGTAAAGTTCTGCATAAACATAAGGATTGTGATTATTAGAGTTCACACTAAAATAAAACTCACAATTAAAGTTACCAGCTGGTACTTCTAATAAAGAAGGGTCATTGGCATCCGTTATGTAACTCGCTATGTAACCATTACTTGAAGCCGTAATATCAGTTCCAGCACCACTAATAGGTGTTTTGCTTAATTGTCTATAAGCTACTCCTCCAATTGTTCCTTGACTTACGCTTGAGTTAAGATAATAAGAAACCGAACTACCACCACCTGTTGATGTTGGAAAGTCCGCTAAAGTACCATCTCCTCGTACATATTGAGATGCATTTCCGTTTAAAGCAGAAATAACTCCAGAATTTGAAACTACTGGACCTTGTATATCCCTAATCTTTGCTTCGCCTGTAACTTGTAATTGACTCATAATATTTTATTGAAATAATCCTCTAATATATTCACCAGCTGCTAATACTCTACCAAAAGTAAGAACTCCTGTCGCACTCACAAACTTGACATCATCGCCAGTTGGAACTCCGCTTGTCAAAATGTTTTGTGCATCCACACCACCTCTTGAAACGTAAAGACAAGCATAACCGATTGTATCCGCAAAAGTAATTGATGTTTCGCCACCACTTGCCGTGTAACCTTTTGTCTTAACTGGGTTTGAACCTACGATAATTACACCGCTTGGGTCAACTTGTGTTCCTGTTGTATTGTATGCTCCAGAACCTTGTAAACTTATGTTATATGTAGCCACATCTTTTTGTGGTGCGTTTATTGCTAAACTTGAAATATTACAAATTCCGTTAATAATAACCAATCCGTCAACTCCATTATCAACAACAAACTTAATTTCTATTGGCTCTCTTGCTAACTGCTTATCTAACATAAACAAATAAGAAAAGCCACTCAAAGTAATTAAACCATCACAAGTAACATTCCAAGTAGCTATATCGTTCTTATATTCACGAAACCAAGCACTTGATTGACTTGTTACCTCTTTTTGGTCTACGCTTACATTAAACGTACAAGTTGTACTACACGCAAACGCAACATCCGTGTCATCTTCGGTTCTATGCCAATAAAGCATAACGTTATTTCCAATTACTGCTGCCATATTACAAATTTACGCATTATTAAAATATCTTTTTGGAGTTTCTATGGTTATATCTCCAATATAGTCAACAGTAGCAGTTGAAGCATTATCAACCATTGTTATCTCTAAAAGTTGTATTTGACTTGTTTCATCAAGATATGGAGTTGATGTAAGCCTATTTATTAAAAACTTCTTGTTATTATAAGATAAAGCATTTGTACTTGAATCTTGTATTGTATAAGTTTTATCAAGATAAATAAACCCATTATCACCAGTTATTGCACCCAAATCTCCCTCTAATGTTGCTATATTCTTACTTAATAAGTTTGAATATTGGCGCATTATTAATTCTGCTAACATACCAAATGCTTCTGGAGGATAGCCATATCTATACCAATCTCTCAATATAACACCATCTTCATCAAATAATAAACCTACATTATTTTGTATTGGTGATGCACCTTGATATGGATAAATAGCACTATAAGGTATTTCAATATTTGTTGCAATTTGAGATGTAGAACCTATATTTCTTGTTATTACAACTTCTTTAATTGATGCATCTCCTTGTGTTAATTTTACATTTCTTATATATCCTCCAACTGCACCATTAGCTGCTTCAAATTTAACACCTATTAAACCTTCAATAGTTATACCTAATGCTTGTGAAAGACCTAAAGGGATTTCAATACTGCTTGAAATATATGAATTATAAGTTGTATAAGTAATATCTCTAAAATTTGATGTTGTACTCCAAGTATCATCACTTTTTAAATAGTATGTTGTACCACCAATAAAAGCAGTTATGTAAACTCTTATTTTAGCACCAGCATTTTGTGATTGATATTCAAAAGACAATGATGCACTTGTTCCGTACATTTTAGGCAAAAATTCATAAGCAGTAGGTAATGCAAAATAGTTTTGTATGTGAGCAGTACCGCTACCTAAATAAAATACTTCATATCTATTTGACTGGTCTTCATTTAAAATAACCAAAGTTGCTCTTGATGTACCAGATTCAAACTCACTCCATCCATTTGCTCTTAATGAAGAACCAAAACCTGTTGTGTATTTAAATGTACCATTGTATATATAATTTGCAGCATAATTATACGGCAAATTCGTTTGAATAGTTGGATAACCTTTTCTAACTATTTTAGTTTGATTATTATTTGTAAAATGAACATTACCTTCTTGATATGGTTGAATATTTATTGTATTTGTCAATGTACCATTCCCACTTATAGTTGGAACATCATCAACTACATATCTTGTATAATAAATAGTTTCTGCTTGTTGATTCATTGGTAAAATGTACCAATTACCATTAGCTTGGAATAATCTACAACCAAAAGTTTTAATTATATTTTCTAAAATTGTGTAATAATCTAATTTGTAAAAATCTCTATTATATTGATAAGTTTGACTAAATGGTTCATCACCACCAGCATCTGCTCTATCAAACATTCCATCTGCATAATATGAACAACAAGCGTATAAAAATATCATATCTTCAAAAGGTAATGCATTTAAGCAAGTACCAATTATATCAATTAATTTAATTAATGCATTTGTATTTACATTAAAATCATAATAAATATATCTAAGAAATGATAATCCATCAATACAAGTCATACTTACTTCTTGATTGCCTGTTGTAAATGGAACTTGAACATAATCATTAAGTAAAAAACCTCTCCATTTAATTTGACTATCTATAACTAATTCAACGTAATATTTTGTTTCATCAAAGTTTAATAAATCTGGGAAGTTATCGTAATCATCTTGGTCAGAAATAATAAAAGATACATTTAATTGAGAAGATATAATAATTGCAATTGGGTCTTCATTTGATGCATTTGGAACTAAAGAAACATTTGTTCCTATGTATGGAGTAACAGTTGCGCCAACATAACTTTTTTCGTATATCTTAACAATTAATGAAGTTTCATCTCTTAATTCTTGCGTTATTGTATATCTTAATCCGTATGCCATTATGCTAAACTAATGTTTTGTCCTTTAAGATTTGATGCCTTTTGTGCTCTATTTGTAGCCAATAATAAATCTTGTCCTCTTAATACAAATCCACCTCCATCATTTGATGAACCAATAGGACTAAAGTTTGTAAACCCACCTCCACCACCACCCATTGTTGGTATCCCTAAAGCACTCATTACTGCCTTAAATATTAAAGCCTTAATAATCATTGTAGTCAATTGTATAATTATTTGCTTAAATGATTCTTCTAATGCCTTTCCTATATTTTCTCCATTTGCCATAGCTTGAAACATTGCTTCAAAAGCTGGTGTAACTGTATCAGTAATTCCATTTGCTAATTGTAATTGAGCATTATATGCTTTTAATGCAGCTTCGTTTTTAAAGATTTGAGCTGCTGCATATTGTTGCGCCCACATTGGAACGTTTTTATCTAAATTATTTGGTGTTGAAGGAGTTTTAATTGTATTTTCAGTTTGTATAATTTCTGTTGTACTAACCTTTAAAACTCTTGCTTGTTTACCTAATTTTTCAATACTTTTAGATGCTTTATCAGTTGCTTTTGTAGTTTCGTTTGCACCTTTAACAAAATTGAAAAAAGGGTCTTTTGCAGCATTTACATATAAATTATTGACTTCTGTTCTTAAACCTATAATTCCACTTCTTAATGCCAATGCTTCATTTCTTGCTTCTATATTAGCATCTTTTGCTTTAGAAATTGCACTTGCTTGATATACAGAAGCATCAGCATATCCATTAATAGCTAATTTAGTTGATTCTAAAGTTGCATAATATTCCCTTCCTGTTTGTATTATTCTTTTATTAGCTTCTGCTAAAGCAATTGTTTTATTAGCAATTTCATCAATATATCTTGTAGTTAATGCTTGTGCTACTAAAGATTGTGTATATAATTCAACTGCTACTCTTGCTTGGTCAACATTTGTAATTGTTGAAGCATAAGCCTTGTTTACTTTACCTAATTCACTGACTACCGCTTTAAATGCTTCCGCTCTTCTTTGTTCACTTACATTTGCATCTTGACTTATTGTTAAATACGCTTGTAATCTAATTCCTGTTTCACTTGCCTCTGCTCTTGCATCTTTTAAACTTTGTGCAAACTTATCTTCAGCTTTAGATGCTTCATTTGTACCATTTATAAAATCCATCAATTTAGGACCAAATGCAACAATTAAAGATGAAACCGCACCAAGAGCCAAGCCAATACCAGCTGGACCCATTAAACCACTTGCCATTGCCTTTAAAGCAGCACCAGAACTACCAGCCTCTTTTTGTAATCTTTGAAATGATTCTAATAATGGGTTTAAGTTATTTGCAATACCAATAAATCCATAAGGAGCATCTTGAGCAACCCTTGATAAGTTACTTAAGGCATTTGTGGCTTGTCCGCTAACATTACCAAAGTTTTGCATCTCGGTTTTTAAACCTTTAGATGTCTTTATAAAGTTATTTAAATTTGCTAACGCTTCTGCCGTGTCAGCGGTTATAGTTAGTTTTAACGTTTCTTGTGCCATTTTATTATTTTACTCCATACAACTTTAATGTCCTTGCCAATTGCTCTTGAGTCAGTTTTGGCTTATCATCTTCAACTTCATCACTTGGCAAAGGAAAAAATGATTTTAAACTCTTTGGACTTTTCTCACTTGTATTTACTTTATAAATCAAATAAGCCACCATTCTTGTTCGTTCCCATTCCCTTATTTCCTTGTTCTGATAAGCCGTTTTATACAACAAAAATTCTCGCCACGTCAATTGCCAAAACTCGTTAATCGTTAAGCCAACTTCAATAGCGAGAATAATTATTGAGTCCCAACTATAAAACCCTAATTTT